GCTATGCTAGGGCGTTTTTATGTCTGGAGGTGAGAATGTGGGAATGCCAATGGGAAAACCGCCCATGTATAAAACGGTGGATGAAATTGAAAAAAAAATCGAAAAATATTTTAAGGATTGTAAAGGATATCCTTTAACTGATAGCAAAGGAAAACAAATGTTTAATAAATTTGGATCTCCCGTTTTCGTAGACGTTCACCCTCCGACCGTTACAGGACTTGCTCTGGCCCTTGGATTTACAAGCAGACAGGCTCTTTTAAACTATCAAGCAAAACCAGAGTTTGTTGACACGATTACGCGCGCGAAAGCCAGAGTGGAACAGTACGCAGAGGAAAGGCTATTTGATCGTGACGGTTCAAATGGCGCTCAGTTCAGCTTGAGAAATAATTTTAAGGGATGGGATGCTGACAAGAAAAATGATGATTCTGGAGATGGAAAGATTACGATTGTAAATAATATTCCAAGGCCGGAGAAATAGAATGAATGAGAATCCGATTAATCTGAATGAAATTATAGCTCCTGCCTTTTACAATGTGTTCTGGGACATTTTGGACGGAAAACACACCTATTATGATTTGTATGGTGGGCGTGGATCTACTAAATCATCTTTTGTGGGTGTCATGATTCCTTTCCTGATGATGCAGGACACAGAGAACGGTATAATGTCAAATACCGTTATTTTCCGTAAAGTTGGAAACACACTTAGAGAATCCGTTTACGAACAGATAGCATGGGGAATTGACGCGCTCGGAGTCAATGAACTATGGGATACCAGCGTAAGCCCTATGCAGTACATTTATAAGCCTACTGGACAGAAAATCATATTCAGAGGACTGGACAAGGCAAAAAAGACTAAATCTATTAAAGCAAGCAAGGGATATTTCAAGTATCTCTGGTTCGAGGAACTTGACGAATTTTCGGGCATTGAAGAAATTCGTACAGTGCAACAGTCAGTTCTTCGAGGTGGCAGTAAGTTTGTTGTATTTAAGACATTCAATCCGCCAATTAGCCGGAGCAACTGGGCGAATGTGTATGTAGAAGAGCCACGAGACGACAGCTACAGGCATAAGAGCGATTACAGATCAGTTCCTGTTGAATGGCTTGGTCAACAATTCCTTGATGATGCGGAGCATTTGAGAAAGACAAATCAGAGAGCTTACGACCATGAATATCTTGGCCTTCCTGTTGGACTTGGCACAAATATTTTCGAACTGTTAGAAATTCGAGAAATTACAGATGAAGAGATTCAGAGCTTTCAAAGTATCTACCAGGGACAGGACTGGGGGTGGTATCCAGATCCGAAAGCATTTATTCGTGTGGCTTATGTGCCTAATCAGGACAAAGTTATCCTACTAGATGAGCTTGGCGGTTGCAAAATCCGAAATACAGTAATGGCTGGCCAGATAAAACAAAAGGGATATGATGATTATTCAATATCTTGCGGAGTTGATGAAGAAGAAAGCATTATTGACTTCCGAGATGCAGGGCTTCCAGCGCGTAGGGCCATTGTTACACCGGGAAGCCGCAAATATACTTTTGAGTGGTTACAGTGCCGAACATTAGTTATTGATCCGACACGAACACCTAGAGCATACAAGGAAATTATCAATTATGAGCATGAAGTAGATAGCAATGGAGAAGTGATTGCAGATTATCCAGATGGCAACGATCACTGGATAGATTCTCTCAGATACGCAACCAGTCCATTGTCCATGAGAAGGGGGCACAGTGCATAAAATGTTAGATAGGTACTTTTCAGATAAAATAAATAAATTCTTAAGCATCGGTTTAAAAATATATGGATCATCTGACATTAACGAAATCTTAAAAGTTGTAGAATATGAAGACATTATTGTGCGAGATACTTCTGTAAGATGGATGGATTTTAAAAGGTAGATTAAATGGGACTTATAACAACACTAAAAAGGTGGTTTAACATGATTTTCAAAAAACAAGCCGAAGAGGATTTTAATATCCAGGCAGCAGAGTTCCCAGAGATGGAATCGTTGATTAATAAATGTGCAAACATATATCGAGGCGTTCCATACTGGTTAGATGATAAAAATAACATCAAGACGATTAATTTTGCTAAATCCGTCTGCTCCGAGACTGCCAGACTTGCAACATTGGCGATCGGCATTCAGATTGACGGCTCTGCAAGGGCAGCATGGTTGCAGGAGCAGATTGACAAGGTGTATTTCCAGATCCGTCACTGGGTAGAATACGGCTGTGCTTACGGAACAGTATTTATCAAACCAAACGGCGAGAGTCTTGACGTATTTACTCCGGCAGATGTGATGATTGTGGATTATGATAATCAGAAAATCAAAGGGATTATATTCAAGGACTCTTATACGGTTGAAAGGAAATATTATACACGGCTTGAATATCATCGTTTTGCTGAGACTACAATAGATGGTGTGACAACTTATCCGTACTATGTTTCAAACAGAGCCTATGTATCAAAATCCCCTCAGTCGATCGGAGACAAGATTGACCTTAAACAGACCAAATGGGCTGACCTAATGGTAGATACGCCGCCGATACTCAAGGCAAACGGCGAGAAGCTGGACGGACCTCTGTACGGAGTTCTACGGACACCACAGGCAAATAACGTGGATATTAACGCACCATTGGGTTTGCCAATATTTGCCGAAGCTATCGAAGAGTTAAAAGACCTCGATATTGCATACAGCAGAAACGTCGGAGAGATTTTTGATTCTCAGAAGATTGTTCTGGCAGATGATAGACTGCTGATGCCAAGCGGTGCACCTGTATCAGCCATGTCGCCACAGGGCATGGAGAACAGACGTAATGAGATGAGCTTACCGCATTTTGTCAAGAATGTATTCGGACAAGATGAAAAAGAGTTTTATCAGGAAATAAATCCGATACTCAACACAGATACCCGTATAAGCGGCATAAATGCCCTCCTTGGACAGATTGGATATAAGGTCGGATTCTCTAATGGATATTTTGTATTTAATGAAAAAAGCGGAATACAAACAGCCACAGAGGTAGAAGCAGGGCAACAGAGGTCTGTACAATTTATCAAGGACGTAAGAGACCAATTAGACAAAAGCATAAAACAAGTAGTATATGCGTTGAGCGTATATGCAGATTTATATGGATTGGCCCCAGTCGGTGCATATAAAGTTCAGTGCAACTTTGGCGAAATGGCATATTCTTATGAGAGAGACCGAGACAATTGGTGGAAGTATCGCTTACAGGGTGACTGTCCTCCTTGGATGTATTATGTCAAATTCGAAAATATGACAGAATCCGAAGCGAAAGCAATGGTCAAAGAAGCTCAGCCAGACGAACCAAAATTGTTTGGAGATGAATAGTTATGTTAAGCCCAGAATATTTACGGCAAATTACAGAGGGCAGTGAACAGATAGTAGAAGAACTGCATCAGTACATCATCTCTGAGATTGTGTCGAGAATGATGGCAAGAATTGGCAGAGGTGAGGATTATATTCTGACCAATGCCGATGCGTGGAGGATCAGAACACTGCAGGAATCCGGTGAACTGCTAGAGGACATTCTGGCAGAATTATCCAAATATACCAAACGTGAACAGCAGGAACTTCTTGAAGCGTTTGAAGATGCAGGAATCACTGCAATGAACTATGATGATAAGGTATATAAGGCGGCAGGATTAAGCCCTGTACCGCTCGAACAGTCACCAGCTATGATAAGACTCATGGAGCGAAATATGCTTGCGACTATGGGAGAGTGGAAGAACTTCACAAGAACAACTGCAAGTGCCGCTCAGAGGCTCTATATTGAGCAATGCGACCTTGCCTATAATCATGTAATGACTGGGGCGGTTGGGTATACGCAAGCCATCAAAGAGGCAGTTAATAACGTTGTGAGTGATGGCGTTACGGTCACATATCCATCTGGCAGAAAAGACACGATCGAAACAGCAGTCGCACGTTCTGTCAGAACTGGCGTGGCTCAGGCTACTGGAGATATATCCCTCAAACGCATGGAAGAAATGGGCTGGGATTTAGTTCTGGTCAGTGCTCACATGGGAGCCAGAACAGGTGACGGCGGCGAGAATCCGGGAAATCACGCATGGTGGCAAGGCAAGATATACTCTCGCTCTGGCAAGAGTAAGAAATTTCCGCCGTTCTCATTGACCGGATATGGAACGGCGAGTGGACTGTCAGGGGTCAACTGCCGGCATAGTTTTGGGGCAAGTGACGGGGAATTTAACCCCTATGCAGAACTATCAGCACAGGATAAAGCCAACAAAGGCAAACAGTACGAAAAGGAACAACGACAACGTACTTATGAACGAAGAATCCGTAAAACGAAGCGAGAAGTCCTTGGAATGCAAGCGGCGGTTGATAACTGCAAGGACGAACAGACAAAATTCGCATTACAACAAGACCTTGACCGGAAGTCTTATCTTTTGCAGAAACAAAATGCTGCATACAAGGCTTACTGCAAAGACAATGATCTAAGAGAGCTGCAAGACCGGCTCATGATCGCTAAGTGGAATCGTCGGAACGCCGCAAAAGCCAGAGGAGCGGCAAAGAGATATAAAACAGCAAAGGGGATTGACTGATGGATAGATGGGAATATTATAATCCGAATCCCGTTAAGGATAAGAGAACAGGAGATTGCGTTGTCCGGGCAATATGCAAGGCAACCGGTTTCGACTGGGAAACAGTATTCGCCGGATTAATGGTACAGGCGTGCGCTTTGTCAGATATGCCAAGTGCAAATTATGTCTGGGGAGCGTACCTCTATAAACGTGGGTACAGACGCAAGCTGATTGAACAATCAGAACGATATATCTATACAGTCAACGACTTTTGCACAGACCATCCGACAGGCACATACATTCTCTGTATAGATGGACACGTAGTGACGGTACAGAATGGCAAATATTACGATACATGGGATAGTGGTAATGAAATCCCGGTATACTACTGGGAAAAGGAGTAGCTAAATGAGCATATCAGAATTTGTACAGATCTTCCTCTCTATCTGCGGAGGGATATCCATTGTCGGAGGCGCGGCAGCCGTAATCTTTAAGTGGATTACTCCGGCATTTCGACTCAACAAACGAGTTGAGACACTGGAAGAACATGATAAGCGTGACTTTGAGAGTCTTCAGAGGATCGCGGAACGTGATTCATTGATTTTGGAAGTGCTATCAACCATGTTGGATAGTCAGATTAGTGGGAATAATGTAGAAGAATTAAAAAAAACAAAACAGAAACTTACAAATTATCTTGCGCAGAATCAACGTTAGCATTAGTAAGGGGTATGCTCATGAAATTATATGTGTTCACGAAGAAAGATATAGACAGATTCTTGATAGAGTGTAATTTCACACCGGACGAAGAAAGACTGTTCCGGCTGAGATGCAAGGAATATACGCTCGAATACTGTGCTGAACAGATGAATGTGAGCATATCTACCGTAAAGAGATTAAGCAGAAGAGTAAACAGTAAGATTATAAAAGTATGCTAAAAGGAGAGGCAATTTACCCCTCCTTCTTTTTATGCAAAATCTTCTTTTACAGCTCTTTCAAGCAATAAAATTACGTATTCTGGTGGATTTCTTTTACCGCCTTCCCAGTTTTCAATTGTCCTTTTGGGAATTTTGTATTTATCGGAAAAAGCCTGCTGGCTTAACCCGGAAATTAATCTAATTTCTTTGATGTTCATATTGTTCCTTTCTTTCTTCTTTTTATTTCCAACGCTTCACAATGCCTCCGTCGTAATGATCGGGCGTGTCCTCGTCCGGATTGATGCTTTCCAGCACGTAAAACTCCGATCTGTGTTTCTTTTCGCACCTTGTTAGATGCTCCCATTGTTCATCCGCTTCCTGAAGGGCTTCTTCTTTGTTCTCAAATTCATCGGTGAAACAATCACCGTCTGTATAATCCATAATTATATACTTCATTTTCCTGCCTCCTAGTTAATCCCGGTAACCTTAACTCGGGTTTGTAAAATATCCTCCGCAGACTCCAAAATCTCGAAGTCAACAATATATTCCTCGCCGTCCTGATATATGGCGATTGCTTCAGACTCTATCAGTTCTTCGCCGTCCCCGTCACCGTCCCAGAGCTGACCGAAATAGTATTCCTCTCCGACCTCTATTGTGTCGTTCTGCCCGTAAACGTAAGATGATGTGTTTAATTTTATCATTTTTTTTATTCCTCCTATCAATCCAAAACTTTTAAATACTGGCGGTGTCCGTTCATGTTTTTATCTAATGCATAAAAGCATGGTTTTTCGTTGCCCTGAAGTACTTCATTTATCACGTAAACAAAGCCCCAAGGAGATGTTACCATTAAGCTTCCCATGGAATTTTCGAACACTTCCCAGCCTTCCGGGACTTCCACTGTCATTTCGTCCCAGCAAGTAGCTGTGGCTTCTGGGAATCCATATGTGTAAACGTTTCTTTTTTCAGCCGATAAACAACCGTAATTACAATAAATTTTAATTTTCATTTCTATTTCCTCCTTGATTTTTTTGTTCTTCCCTGTTTCTGATATTATAATACCACTCAGTGGGTGATATGTCAATACTTTTTTGATACTTTTTTGAACTTCTTAGTTTAATACTTCTGTGTAAAAATATAATCAGAAAGGCGGTGTATAAGATGGCATTATATAATAATCCTTATCAATATAGCTTTGGCGTCCCTGGGCAAATGAACCAGTTCCAGCAACAGCCTGTCCAGATTCCAGCTCAACCAGTACAGCAACCACAGCAGAATAATAGCGGTATCCTGTGGGTATCCGGCGAAGTCGGCGCAAAATCCTATCTGGTAGCACCCGGGACAAGTGTTTTGCTGATGGACAGCGAAAGTGAAAAGTTCTACATAAAATCCACAGATGTATCCGGTATGCCACAACCACTGCGGACATTTGAATACCACGAGGTAGGTTCTCAGATGCCGCCTAAGCAGCCTGTTCAGAACATGGACAGTAAATATGTTACTCGACAGGAATACGATGATTTGAAAGGCAAATACGAAGTTATCATAAACCGATTAAATTCATTTTCTGAACCTGTTAGGGCTAATACCGTACAGGAATCAGCGACCAAGGGAGGAAATGCAGATGAGTAATCCATTATTTAACGCACTTGGCGGCGGGATGCCGCAGGGAAACGGACCAATGCAGATGATACAACAGTTTATGCAGTTTAAACAGAATTTTAAGGGAGATCCGAAAGCAGAAGTCGAGAAAATGTTGCAGTCTGGAAAGATTTCTCAACAGCAGCTCAATCAAGTTCAACAGATGGCAGGGCAATTCCAGCACATGTTGAAAGGAATGAAATAGTACATTACAATCTGGCCAGATTGATGTAAATACACAAAAAGGAGATTATATTATGGATGGAAATTATAGCTTAGCAGATATTGCCGCTGCTACTGGAAACGGTAGAAATAATGACGGCATGTTTGGTGGAGATGGCAGCTGGTGGATTATTGTTTTATTTATTTTTGCTTTCTTCGGATGGGGAAACAACGGATGGGGCAATAATGGAAACGGCGGCGGATATGTAGCCACAGCAGCTACTCAGGCAGACATTCAGAGAGGATTTGACAATTCCGCAGTGATTAGCAAGCTTGACGGAATCAACAGTGGTCTGTGCGATGGCTTCTATGCCATGAATAATGGTATGCTTACCGGATTCAATGGAATCAACACCAACATCATGCAGACTGGTTTCGGCATCCAGCAGGCTATTAATGCCGATACTGTAGCTAATATGCAGAACGCAAACGCATTACAGTCTCAGCTTGCAAATTGCTGCTGTGAAACCAGAGAAGCTATCCAGGGCGTGAACTACAACATGGCACAGAACACCTGTGCATTACAGAACACCATGAACAACAACACTAGAGATATTATCGACAGCCAGAACGCCGGAACAAGGGCAATCCTTGATTACCTGTGCAACGAGAAGATTTCCAATCTCCAGGCTGAAAATAACGACCTCAGACGTGCTGCTTCTCAGGACCGCCAGAGCGCACTTCTCACAACTGCAATGGCTTCACAGACACAGCAGCTCATTAATGCGATTAATCCGGCGCCGATTCCGGCATATCAGGTTCCTAATCCGAACACATATTACGGATGCGGATGCAACACTGGATGTAATTGCTGATAACTTCATATTGAGAGTATCTTTCGATTGATTTCGGATGTCGGCTTATGCCGTATTACACAGAGGGGCAGGCTGAGACCTGTCCTTTTGTGATATGAAAGGAGTATTTTTATGGCAGAATTTACAAATGTAGCTGCTCAGACTGTAGCAGCAAATGGAAACGTAGTGTTTTCAAGCACAGCAGTCAAAGGTTCTAACTGTATTCAACACAGAGAGGGAAGTGGAATCATTACACTGAGAGGTTTAACCAATCAGTGTAAAGCTAGATTTTTCGTGGACTTTTCTGGTAATATCGCAATTCCAACGGGCGGTACTGTCAGAGCTATTTCTCTGGCTATTGCAATCTCTGGCGAACCTGTATTATCTTCACAGATGATTTCCACACCGGCAGCAGTAGACCAGTATAATAATGTGTCCTCTGGCATTTATATTGATGTACCTCGTGGATGTTGCGTTAACATCGCAGTAGAGAATACAAGCGATCAGGCTGTTTCTGTTGCGAACGCAAACATTGTCGTAACCAGAGAAGCGTAGGAGGTGTGATTATGAGAGATATTAAAGACTTATGCGCAAGAATCGAAGATGAACTTTCCAAAATAGCTGACAATGGGCTGACCACCGGGAATCTGGAAATGACATACAAACTGATTGATATGTACAAAGATATCAAGAATACGCAGTACTGGGACAAGAAAGTGGAATATTACAACACTGTTCTTGATGAGATGCGTGGTGGCGGATACAATGACGATTACAGCGAACGCGGAAGAAAGCGTGATAGCATGGGGAGATACAGCTCAAATGATGGCAGAATGATGCCAGATTACGACAGGGGTAATTCTTATGCCAGACGGGGCGAGCATTACGTCAGAGGGCATTACAGTCGTTCTGATGGGCGAGATGCTTACGATGACTATATGACGCAGAAGCAAAGCTATCGTTCCGGCAAATCTGAAGACTGCAAAAGGAAGATGCTTGCCGCTCTGGAAGAACATCTGGACGAACTCACAACAGAAATGAGCGATATGTCTAAAGATGCGGAGTGCCGGGAGGAACGTGATCTTGTCAAGAGATACGTGGAAAAACTTCGCGATATGCTCTAAAAACGCAAAAAGTGGTAGAGAGGTAGTTAAAATAAATCTGTTATAATGTAATTGTGCAGCAGGAAGCACAAGTAAAACGGTTGTTTTGACATTTTCGTTTTAATCCTCCTTTCTTTAATTTAGTAGCTGGTGCGCACGCTTTAATGGAAAGTTAAACAGGTTCGAATCCTGCCGTGCGCATTTGTCATCTGGCACGCAAGATGGCTCACCTCCTTGATTAAGGTTTTTGTTATTTATACTTTTCTTTTAAAAGAAATAAATATCCGAAACAACTCGTGGCAGGCATAACACGTTAAATACCTTGCTAACCCGGGAATCCGGGTTAATGGAATGTAGCTCAGTGGTAGAGCAGTAGTCTTGTAAGCTATGTGTCACAGGTTCGATTCCTGCCTTTCCAATTACCTTGCCAGTGGTCTAACTGGCTTAATCCATTTACCTGCGGCGGCAGGTCAATAAACACGACCAGGAGGATGTTATGCAGAAACTTATTGACACATTAAAATCATTTGGAATTGAAATCCCGGAAGATAAACAGGCAGATGTGAAGAAAGCACTCTCTGAGCATTATAAGAACGCAAAAGAAGTAGCGAAAACTCTGTCGAAAGTCGAGAGTGAACGTGATGACTGGAAAGAACGTGCTGAGACAGCAGAAGAGACCCTAAAAGGTTTTGACGGCATCGACCCGGCGAACATTCAGACAGAGCTTGCTGGATGGAAGAAAAAAGCGGAGGACGCAGAGAAGGAATTTAATGCGAAGATTTATGACCGCGATTTCTCAGACGCACTTAAAACAGCACTTGATGATGTTAAATTTTCCAGTGAGGCTGCAAAGAAGTCTGTTATGGCAGACATCAAGGAAGCAGGATTGAAGCTGAAAGACGGTAAAATCCTTGGACTGAATGACCTGATCGAGCAGATGAAACAGTCTGACGCATCAGCTTTTGTGGATGAATCTCAGCAACAGGCTCAGCAGAATCAGGCAAGGTTTACTACTCATGTTGGACAGCAACAGACACCGGGAATCATGACAAAGAAAGATATCGAAGCAATCAAAGACCCGTCCGAGAGACAGGCTGCAATTGCTCAGAATATCCAGTTATTCCAGTGATTTTTTTTACACCGACTATACGCCAGAGTATAGCCGCTAACCCAATACCTTAATAGTTATGGGTAGAAAGGATTTTTTATATGGCAGCAAAAGCTAATCTTATTATGAGTAATGATATCCAGGTCACAGCACGTGAGATTGACTTTGTTACCAGATTCGAAAGAAACTGGCAGCACTTACGTGATATTCTGGGCATCATGAGACCTATCAAAAAACAGCCGGGTGCTGTACTCAAGTCAAAATACGCAGAGGGTACTTTGCAGAGCGGAAATGTTGGTGAGGGTGAGGAAATCCCTTACAGCAAGTTTACTGTAAAAGAAAAGACCTATGCGGAAATGACTATTGAAAAGTACGCAAAGGCTGTATCTATCGAAGCAATCAAGGATCACGGTTATGAGAACGCTGTTCAGATGACTGATGATGAATTCCTTTTCCAACTTCAGACTGACGTTACCGGCAGATTCTATGATTATCTGAAAACCGGTACGCTTACTTCCACAGAAACAACATTCCAGATGGCTCTGGCAATGGCTAAGGGTCGCGTAGAGAACAAATTTAAACAGATGCACAGAAATGTGACTGGCGTTGTTGGATTTGTGAATATTCTGGATGTATATGAATATCTCGGCGCGGCTGAGATTACTATTCAGAATCAGTTCGGTTTCCAGTATATGAAAGATTTCATGGGATTCAACACAATCTTCCTGTTATCTGACAGTGAGATTCCAAGAGGACAGGTTATTGCAACACCTGTTGAGAACATTGTTCTGTATTATGTAGACCCTAACGAATCTGACTTTGCGAGAGCGGGGCTTGTATACACTGTATCTGGCGAGACAAACCTGATCGGATTCCACACTCAGGGCAACTACCACACAGCGGTGTCCGAGGCGTTTGCGGTCATGGGTCTTACTCTTTTTGCAGAATACATTGACGCAATCGCAGTAATCACCATTGACGAAACACCAACGCTTGGCACTCTGACAGTAAATTCCGTGGCTGGAACAGCAAGTGGTGACACAAAAATCACTGTAAAACCGGCTAAGGAAAATACCAACAACGTATATAAATACAAAGTTGCAACAGACGCAGTAACTGTTGGATATGGACAGAACCTCAGAAACTGGAACACTTGGGATGGAAAAGCCGATATCACAGCGGCAACCGGACAGAAGATTACAGTGGTTGAGTGCGATGGAACATACAAAGCACTGAACGCCGGAAGTGCAAGCGTAACAGCGAAATCATAAATGTAGGAGGTAGCTGGCATGGCTTATGCAGATTATGATTTTTATACAACTTCATACTTCGGTTCGGTCGTGCCGGAAACCGACTTTTCACGCCTGGCGGAAAGAGCCAGTGATTTTGTGGACACAATGACGTTTGACAGGTTGGTGGACGGGCTGCCGGAAAATGAACGCTCACAGAAACGCATCAAAAAGGCAGTCTGCTCACTAGCTGAATTAATGTATCAGATTGAGCTTGCTGAAAAGAATGCTACCAATGCCGCTGTGAGCGGTACGTCAACTGCAATCGGGCCCGGTGGTAGCACGACAGGCGTTGTAACTTCTGTGTCATCCGGCAGTGAATCCATCTCTTACGCCACGCCACAGCAAAAAGCATCAGGTGCAAAGGAATGGAGTGCAGTGTATGCCGCTGCCGGAGATGTACAGAAAACGAATGACTTACTCTTAAAGACAGCTTTACCGCTTCTGATGGGAGTAAGGACGGATGAAGGGATACCGATTTTATATGCAGGATTTCAAGGTTGATATCTTAGGCTCTGAATGGAGCGTGAAGTTCGGGAACAAGAAACAATATCCGAGTCTGACAAATGCAGATGGCTATACTGATTTATCAACACGGGAAATTGTGGTTGATGACATGGAGGCATCGCAGGGACAGATTGGAGTAAAAGCAGACCTTAAAAGTTATCAGAAGCAGGTTATTAGGCACGAAATCATCCACGCATTTCTGATGGAATCTGGACTTGATTCTAATTCAAATAGTGCTGACAGCTGGGCTACAAACGAAGAAATGGTTGACTGGTTTGCTATTCAGTCACCAAAAATTTTTAAAGTATTCAATGAACTTAAATTGATGTGAGGTGATAATAATGGACATTACAACATTAGGCTCATGTATAGCAATCGTTATGATTTGCTACATCGTAGGAATGGGCTGTAAGGCATCAAAAAGAATCTCTGATGAATGGATTCCGGTGATCATGGCGGTTACTGGCGGGATTCTCGGAGCAGTCGGAATGGGAATTATCCCGGATTTTCCGGCAACGGATTATATCACGGCAGTTGCAGTAGGTATGTTTAATGGATTGTCGGCTACTGGTGTGAATCAGATTATTAAGCAAAGTATTATGAAAGAGTGATTTTATGGGTGGACGTGGTGGAAGCAGTGGATTAAACAACGAGAAGCCAGTTTCTAAGTTAATGTCAAAAGTATATTTCAACTCTGCAAAGAAAAGTGACGCACTCAGAGGAAGTGGAATTGTCAAGAAAGACAATAAACTCGAGAAGGTCATTAATTCAGAAAACACTAGCTATTTTAAGTCAATCAAGACAAAGAGTGAAGCAGTAAAGACAATGAATTATATAAATGACAGATTGAGTGAGAGTAAAAGGAAAATCGCAAAACTTGGAAGTGCAGAGGCGTTATTTAAAAATCAAAGACTTGCTATAGAACATCGAAAATTAGTCAATGCCAGTACAGCCATGAGAGATGAATTGCACAAATTTTCAAAGGCTTCTGAAAAAGGCGATACAAGTGCTTTGCACGATACAAGCCGTACTACCACCACTTATGACAGAGCCAGAAAGCGCAGAATGAAAAACTTTGATTCGTGGTTCTTTGGAAGTGGAAAGAAGTAATCTATGGCAAACCGAGAGACGAGTATAGCTTACGAAAATCTAAACCGCCGTATCTTTCCCGGCGTTGGTGAATACGGCATACCGCAGTTAGAACCGGAATTATTCGAGGGTAACTGTGAGTTTGTCGGATTCAATTACGCAAGAGGTAAATGCAGTAATCCAGAAGGGAAAGCGGTTCATTTCTTCCTGGATGATTACCAGTTTGACGCATTATGGAGGAATCCAGACAGATATGTTGATAAGCTGAGCCAATTCCGGTATGTTCTAACACCGGATTTTAGTACCTACACCGATTTCCCAAAAGCTATCCAGATTTATAATCATTATCGCAAACATTGGATTGGCGCATATCTGCAAGAATATGGTTGCAATGTAATTCCGGCAATCTCATGGAGTACGCCAGATTCTTACGATTGGTGTTTTGACGGTGAGCCAGAGGGCGGAACGGTTGCGGTAAGTTCGGTTGGATGCATGAACAGTTTAGGCAAAAAACGCCTATTCTTATCTGGCTATAATGCTATGATTGAACGATTGCATCCAGAAAGTATTATTTTCTACGGAAAAGTCCCGGAAGAGTGTAAGGGTAATATTGTTAGAATTAAGGCATTTTCTGACAAATTTAACGAGGTGAAGTGTAATGGGTGGTAGAGGCGGCACAAGCGGTTTCGGAAGTGGAAGTGTTGTCATACATAAGCAAGTCGAGCCAAACAAACAGGGCTATTCCTATTATATGACTGGAACAAGAAATGTAATATCGAACTGGGACGATGAGGGTAATTATCATGCCAAGGGAATCTCCAAGAAAGAGGATGTTAGACAACGCTTTGACAGCGTAGAAGAAGCCATTAAATACGCAAAGAAGAACAGATATAAATATTTAAAACTGTAAAAAGGAGGGTATCATGTATGAAAAAACAGTGACGATTTTCAATTATTACGAAAGCAAAACGACTGGAGATGCGTACTGGTATCCTCATGTTTTATCTGGCGTCGACCTCGTTACCGACAAAGGAGCAATCCTTAAAAAGTACGGGCCAGACGCAACAGACAACGCACAGTTGCACGTACGCTATACCGCCCAGAATGGCGATATAACAATTATTGACAAGGATGTCAAGATTCTCCCATGGGTACCGCCTAAGGAGTGGAAAAGACAGATTAACAACGCTCTGGAGGATACTATTACATTCTCAGATGAATCGTTCTTCTGGGAGGGTGAGTGGACTGGTGGAACAGTCACTGATGGTGATTACAGAAATGGATTCTATCAGTACATGAACGAGAATAAGGATAACGTGTTCAAGATCACTAGTGTAGGCGGTCCGTATACACTGATTCCACATTTTGAGATTCTGGGTAAGTAATATGAGTAAGATTCATCATTTCAAAGGATTTTCCGTGGTTGACGGAGATATGAAAATCAAGCTGAATATGGACAGGTTCTCCAGACAGTATCAAGAAGCCCAGTATCTCCTTGATGGAATGGTCATGGATAGTATGGTACCGTTTATGCCGATGATTACAGGGGACTTTATCAACCGAACAAGAGTTGAGAGTGCATCCTTACAAGGAACTGGGAAAGTATGTGCGGCGGCGGCTCCTTATGGACGTTTTCTGTACGAGGGGAAAACCATGGTTGACGAATCAACCGGAAGCCCTTATGCGAGACTTGGAGCAAAGAAAGTCCTTGTTAGTCAGTTTTCTGGTCAGACAGCTGCGAAGGAGAATCTTGAATACGCCAGACAGGCTCACCCACGGGCACAGGCAAAGTGGTTTGATGCCGCCAAACGACAATACGGTGACACATGGATTCGCAAAGTAAAAGCACAAGCAGGAGGTGGACGACATGACGGATAAACCTATCGGTAAAGATGCAACCGGATACGAAATTTTGACAGATGCCATGAAGGCACTTCTGAATCAGTATCCCGGATTGTATCAGGGTGAAAGCATCAAGTTCGAAGAACTGAACAAAGATTCCGGAATCGCTTTCTCAGCAGACAACGGAGCGTTGATTTATTCGGAAAAAGAAGATGTATGCGGAGTAATGCATCAGGTATGCCAGTACCCATTTTATGTGGTATATCGAACGGCATCCGACAAAGAACGGCAGAAGTTATCTGTTCAGAAGTTTCTGGACAATCTCGGTAAATGGATATGCCGGGAACCAGTTATTATAAATGGTTCTGAAACACGTTTAGATGCGTTTCCAGAGCTTTCGCAAGGAAGAGTAATAAAACGTATCACTCGTGATAATTCATATGGATTAGAGCCGCAGGAGAGCGGTGTACAGGACTGGCTATTGCCATTGTCAGTACGCTACGAAAACACATATAAAGTAATATAACAAGTAACAACCGGCTATCAGTTAGAGATAGTCGCTAACCTACACAGCCTTTTAAAAGTTATAGGCAGAAAGGACATTTCTATGCCAGTTACAGGAAAAATTGACCGTAAATATATGGCTCATTACATTGATGCAGGTTCTCTTTGTGGAGGGCTAACGCCGAAATATGAGCGTCTTGGAAAAGATCTGGAAGAGTATAACGTAGAACTCAATCCGGATACTGAAACATCTCATAACATTATTGGAGAATCCACATTCAAACATAACGGCTACGAAGCTTCTTCTGACGCTGATCCGTTTTATGCGGATACCACATCTGATCTGTTCGAAAAGCTCCAGCAGATTGTGGATGAACGTCTTAAAGATGATAATCTGAAAACAAGTGCAGTTGAAGTACATCTCTGGAAAGAAGCAACAGCCGGTAAATACGAAGCATACAAGCAGGATTGTTATGTTGTGCCGACTTCCTACGGCGGTGATACATCCGGCTATCAGATTCCGTTCACAGTTAATTACGTTGGAGGGCGCGTCAAAGGTAAATTTGACATTACTTCCGGCTCATTCACAGCTGACAGCGAATAATTTTTAGGAGGGCGTAGAAAATGGCAAAGACAATTGACACAAACGTTGATGACGGATTTCTTCTTTTTACATTCACAAATAATCAGGGAGACATCTTTTCTTCCTTTAAGTTGAACCCGACCGACATTAATGTTGCAGCAAGAGCAGAGGAAATCGAACCATTTTTTGAACAGATGCAGGACAGCATTCAGAAGGTCACATCAAGTAAAGAAATGGCGGATCTGAACAAACAGATTGAAGATAAAATGAACTATCTGTTAGGGTATGAGGCTTCAATGGATTTATTCAAGGAACCAATTACTGCAACAACTGTATTCCCGAACGGTCAGGTTTTTGCATATATCGTGCTTGATAAAATTTCAGAAGCAATTGCACCGGAAATTGAAAAAAGAAAGAAAAAAATGCAGGCTACTGTTGATAAATATACGGAGAAATACACAAAATGACCGCTTACGAGTTACCCACCTCACTAAATATCAGTGGGGTGGATTTTTCTATCAGAACGGATTTTCGAGCAATCATAGATATTCTGATTGCACAGAACGACCCGAATCTTGACAACTACGGAAAAAAAATAGTAATGCTGAAGATCCTCTATGAAGACTGGGAAAGCATTCCACCAGAGAACGTAGAAGAGGCTTGTAAGAAGGCTTGTGAATTTATTGACTGCGGACAGACGGACGACGATTCGGGAAAGCCGAAGCCACGCTTGATGGACTGGGGACAGGACGGGGAAATGATTATTCCGGCGGTAAACAAGGTAATTCATAGCGAAGTTAGAGCGGTACCTTATATGCATTGGTGGACGTTTTTTTCATATTTCATGGAAGCAGGAGAATGCTTGCTTAATACAGTTATCGGGATTCGATCAAAAAAAGCTTTTGGCGAAAGATTAGATAAATGGGAAAAGAAATTCTACCACGATAACAAGAATCTTATTGATATAAAAACGCGTCTCTCTGAAGAGGAACAGGCTTATAAAGATAAGCTTAACGAGATGCTTAACCTCAAATAGTTAGGAGGTGGACACATGGCTGCTGATGGCTCAGTCATTATTGATACCAGAATAGACACGTCTGGCGTACAGAACGGCGTGTCTGCAATAAAAAAGTCATTTAACGGCCTTGGAAGTGCTGTAAAAAAAATCGGTCTGCTGATTGGCGGAGCGTTCGCGATTGGCAAGTTGGTACAGTTTGGAAAAGAGTGTGTGGAACTTGGCTCTGACCTCGCAGAAGTTCAGAACGTGGTCGATGTTACATTTACTACCATGTCTGATAAGGTTAATGAATTTGCGAAGAACGCAATGACAACTGCCGGTTTGTCAGAAACTATGACTAAACGGTATGTCGGTACGTTCGGAGCAATGTCTAAGTCGTTCGGTTTCTCTGAAGCACAGGCTTACGATATGTCAACGGCCTTGACGCAGCTAACTGGTGATGTGGCATCATTTTATAACATCAGTCAGGATCTGGCGTATATCAAACTAAAATCAGTGTTTACGGGCGAAACGGAAACGCTCAAAGATCTCGGCGTGGTAATGACCCAGTCGGCACTCGACCAGTATGCACTTGCAAATGGCTATGGCAAGACTACATCTGCCATGACCGAACAAGAGAAAGTGGCTCTCCGTCTGGCTTTTGTGCAGAAACAGTTATCGGCTGCATCGGGTGACTTCATCCGTACTTCTGACAGCTGGGCGAATCAGGTGCGAGTGATGCAGTTGCAGCTGCAATCTCTCAAGGCAACAATCGGACAGGGATTGATTAATATCTTCACGCCGGTTATCAAGGTGATTAACACATTGCTGGCAAAACTAGCAACAGTAGCAAATGCTTTTAAGTCCTTTACGGAACTGATAACCGGAAACAAATCATCCGGGCAGACGGGAGCCAGTGGAGCGGGACTTACTGGAACTGATCTGTCAGCCACAGAAGATGCTTATGGAAGTGCTGCTGATGGAGCCGATAGTCTGGCTGATGCTACGCAGAATGTAACAGATTCCACGAAGGACAGCACAAGCGCGTTAAATAAGCAGACCAAGGCTCTAAAAAAGAATATTGCTCCGTTTGACGAATTAAAGGTTATTGGAAAAGAAGCGGCGGATGCGATATCTGGTGCGACAAAAACGCCTACCGTAAAGGCAGACAATATTAGCCTCGGAAATGTTGGACAGGTAGATTACGGAGGATTGGCAAAAGGAGAAAGCCAGATTGACAAACTCAGCAAATCTGCAAAGAAATTATCCGATATACTTAAGCAAATCTGGAAGCCTTTTCAGGAAGCTTGGAGCAGAGAGGGCAAGAATACTATTGATACTGCAAGACATATGTTTTCCAGTCTTGCTGAACTTGCTAAGAGTGTAGGAAAAAGTATTATGGAAGTCTGGACAAATGGGACAGGCACTGAAATGCTATCTACCATGCTCCGGATCATACAGAATATCTTTAAAATTATAGGAAACATTGCGTCTCAGTTGTCTAAAGCGTGGAATAAAAATAAAGTCGGAACAAAGATAGTCCAGGCACTGGCAAATGCTTTTCAGGCAATACTTACTTTTATCGAAAAAATAACGAAAGCAACAGCAGACTGGGCTGGAAAACTCGTTTTTTATCCGCTGCTTGATTCTATCAGGAATTTAGTGCAATCATTCGCACCAATCATCGAAGCTCTTGGCAATGTTGTTGAATGGATATATAAGAATATCATTCTTCCATCGTTGAAATGGCTAATAGAAACAGGAGTCCCAACACTTATTAATATAGTTTCAGGATTTCTTAATTTCCTTGGCGAACATCAGACATTAGTTGAAGCATTTAGTGCGGCTCTTATAGGCGCATTTGCAACAGCTAAGATCATCCCGCTGATAACTACGATCATTAGCAGTATCAGCAATGTGGGGCTTGCCATCAAAGGGCTTATTGCACTTATGACAGGCTCTGGTGGAATACTTGGAGGCATATCTGCAATTGCAACAGCAATCGGACCAGGAGGACTTATTATAGCAGCAATAGGCGGAATAATTGCAGCTGGTGTTCTTCTCGTGAAAAACTGGGATTCCATAAAAGAATTCTTCGGGAACATATTTGACTGGATAGGCGAAAAAACACGGTCATTTGCAGAAGGGTTTGTAAATAAATGGAACTCGTTAACAGAAAAGGTGTCAAATATAGTAATTATATTGTCGGATTCTATAAAAGAGAAAGTAGTTTTTATCGTATCTAAATTCAAATCTCTTATAAACTGGGTAAAAACAGATTTCGTGAATGGATGGAGAGAAGCATGGAACAATGTAAAAAATATATTCAAGAATGTATTTGAAGCACTTGTGGGAATCGCAAAAGTTCCCATTAATGGTGTAATCGGATTGATAAACGGAATGATCAGAGGAATTATTGCTGGTGTCAATGCCGCAATTGGAGTTCTTAATAAGATGAAAATCAAAGTTCCTGGATGGGTTCCTGGAATAGGTGGAAACACTTGGGGATTCAGCATTCCAACAATGACAGCGCCACAGATTCCGTACTTGGCAAAAGGTACAGTTGTGCCGCGAAACGCCGGAGAGTTTGCAGCAATCCTCGGTGATAACAAACGTGAGACAGAGGTTGTATCTCCACTGTCGACGATGAAACAGGCAATGATGGAAGCTTTGAAAGAATCTGGAAATGGCGGTAGTGGTTCGCCTCAGTATATCGTATTGAATATTGACGGAAACGAATTCATCCGCTGGTTGAGAGATCAGAACGGGCAATACAGGAGCCGGACAGGCTTCGGAATCTTTGAAGGGTAGGTGAGCACATGAGCAAATTTAGTTCAGGGAATTTTCAGGGATGGCTATTAAAATTCGGGACTCAAGAATTTCCACATGAATTTATCAAAAGAGCAACATGGAAAAGCACACCGAATCAAAGACTTGAAAATGATTCATGGACAGATATGAAAGGATATTTGCACAGGGACACACTCCCGCATTATCGTACAAAGATAGAATTTGAAACAGTTGACGATTTAACCCTAGAAGAAAAAATAAAAATTCAAAATGTAATGAATTCCTCAATTATCAATAAGCAAGAGCGTAAAGCAAATATCACCTACTGGAATGACGAAACAAATACATATACGAATGCAAAAGTATATGTTCCAGATATTGACTTTACAATCAATGAAATTGATAAAAAAAGAGGGATGGTGTTTTATTCAAGCATCCGAATCGCACTGATCGAATACTAACAACCAGAGTGCATGGGTGTCACAGCTCATGTGCTCTTTTATTTTATAGATGGGAGGATGATTATGGCAGATACAGTATCTTTTGACAGTTTATTGAATACAACGACCGGGATGACTGCTATTGTTAACAACAAGAAGCACGACGATGATGTAGTCAGTGTAACAGGTGTTGATTGGTTTACCTATGCAGGAAAGACCGCCAGTACCATATATGTTTCAGGAAACAATTTTATCGGTTTCGGGCAAAACGCCGAACAACTCAAAATCTGGCGCAGGGATGGCGCGGTTTATTATATTTACCGACAGGAAGGAACACTTACGTCGGGGAAAAGATTCCTCAAAATCAGGATTGAAGGATATGTGTATTATTCAAGCACATCCTCGTCATATGCGCTGAAATACGAAGTATTCTTGATAGAGGGGCAGACATTATTTATCAATGTTGTTCAGAGACCTACAAGCAGTTCATACACTGGTACATCGTCAATCACCGACGGTAAAACCACAACAAACCTAACTCTTTCCGTATCTTCTACGGTTCCAGTTTCGATTCTGGTAAAGAACGCAGGTGTATCACAGAAAGTCAGCTATGAGAAGTTTGTTGACAAATATGTCACTGGAATTACTGTGTCAAAAATGCCAGATAAGACCATATACTATCAGGGCGAATTATTTGACGCCACGGGTCTTGTGGTGTCTCGAACATACAATGACGGCACATCAGGAACAATAACAACTGGATTTGAAGTATCTGGATTCGACAGCAGTTCCGCAGGAACAAAAGTTATAACCGTTACTGCATTTGGCAAGACCACAACATTTGAGATTTCTGTCTCAGAAGCTTCTATTACCGCCATATCAGTAATCACTATGCCAAGCAAGGTGAATTATCACATAGGGAAAGAATTTGATTCTACGGGAATTGTGGTAACTGCAACGGCAAGTGATGGAAATACTATAGATGTCACAAAAGATTGTACATATTCTGGTTTTGACAGTAGTTCTCCAAAGCAATGTGAAATTACAGTTCATTATGGCAGTTTCACTTGTACATTTGAAGTTACTATTATGCAACCAGAAAGAATCTCGGACATATTTTGTCAAGGCAAATATTATTTTGTCGGTGATGCATTAGATCTTAAGGTATCTTATATAACTGTAGAATACTCAGACGGCTCAGAGGAAGTGACAAGCGGATACACAATTGAAAATAAGGCGCTTTTGGAAGCCGGTGTAATTCCTATTAATGTAGAATATTTTGGCGTGGCAATTACGTCAAATGTCACAGTATACAGTTCTCTTTTGATACATATCGGTTCTCCGAATTACGAAGATGTGACAGCCGAATTCGACATTGATGCAAATACTTTAACCATATCTGGAACTGGAAAATTCACATATAGTTTATCTGATAGTTTAGAGAAATCCGACATTTCTATTCCTGACAGCTTATATAAAAGATGCACAAAAATGGTTTTTGGAGACGGAATCACTGGCATTAGGAGCGGATTTAGTTCCTCATTCAAAAAATTGGAAAGCATTGTTTTTTCAAACACGATCGCAGAAATCGAACGTGGAAATTTTTCAATTTTTTTAGGAACTAAACTTGAATTTCCATCATCGCTTAAAACGATTCTAGGAGGTGTGTTTTACTCTTGTCCTAATCTAACAGAACTACTTTTTCATGATGGTTTACAAACAATTGAGGGCGGCACATTTGGAGAATGTTCAAATTTAAAAAAAATTGTATTCCCGAAATCATTAGTTTCATTATCATCCGGAGCTTTTAGTGGAGTAACGATAGAAAATGTCGAAATAGGTGATGCAAATGTGCCATTCGATAACTCAAATGGACTATTCATACCAAAATGCAAAAATCTAGTAGTACGCGGCGGTACGTTTACTGGAACTAGCGTGACAGGAATACTTAGTGGGGTATTGGAAACGCTGATCTTAAAAGGAGCAGTTAAGCTCACTGGTGATCATGTATTTGTTCCGTGTTCATCGACGCTAAAATCTGTAACATTGGAAAATGGAATTACCGAAATCCCAAGGGAATGCTTCGCTAGTTGCAAAATTACAGAAATCACCATTCCTCCGAGCGTAAAAGCTATTCATGAAAGCGCTTTTTCAAATACTATGCTTGAAAAATTAACATTGTCAGACGGTGTACAAACTATTGGAAAACAAGCATTTCTCGGAACAAAGCTTACAAATGTATTCATTCCGGCAAGTGTGATAAGCATTGGCGAAAATGCTTTCGGAGAAACCAATTCAGCGAATATCACGCTTAACAAGAAAACTAATGAAATTTCTGGTTCCCCATGGGGAGCAGCAGGCACAATTACATGGTTAATCCGAGTAACCAGACTTGAAATTACTCATATGCCAACCAAAATCAGATATTTTGTAGGCGAAACATTTGACAGCGCAGGACTCATAATTACTGCATATTACAATGATAATACGTCCGAACAAGTAACCGGTTATACCCTGTCAAACCCGGATATGTCCACGTATGGAAATAAAACTGTAACGGTTACATTCGATGAAAAGACCGTGGATTTCAGTATTCTCGTGGTAGACATTTCTGGAATCGAAGTAAAAACTATGCCTGTAAAAACCGAATATCCGAAAGGAGATGTATTCGACACAACTGGATTGACAATCCTTGTTAAATACACTGACGGAACATCAGAAACAATAACAACTGGGTTTGAAGTATCTGGATTTGACAGCAGTTCTGTTGGTGAAAAAACAATCACAGTAACCTATAAAACCCATACCACTACCTTTAAAGTGACCGTATACGATCTTTCAGGAATAAGAATCACAAGTTTTCCATCCAAGATTTATTACAAAATCGGAGAAGCATTCGACCCGTCCGGGCTGACTGTTGCAGAAGTAAGACAGGACGGAACCGAGAAAGAAATTACAGATTATGATATTTCTGGCTTCGATAGTTCCAGTGCGGGTTCTAAGACTATCACGGTTTCTTATAATGTCACAGCCAACGGGGTTTCTAAATTTGTCGGTTCTGACAGTTTTCAAATTAAAGTCACGAACGACGGGAAAAACCCATTTGATGATAGTTCAAGTGGTGGTTCTGGCGGCGGCTCTGGTGAAGTTGAAGAAGAAAAAACTAAACCAATCAATGTTACAGTACACTGGATTAACGGCGAATTTGCTGACCTTACAAATGAAAATATCGACAAGAATACGCTTACTTTGCAGGAGTCTATTTGTTCAGAACAGTATTTCATATTCGGCGGTTGTGTCTGCAATCAGATAACGTTTCAGGCTCACCACGACCAGTTTAACGGTACCTCGGAAGAGTTTTATCCGCATGGAAAAATCGAAGTTTACATCGAGAGAAAAGGAACAAGAATTAAAATTTTTACAGGTGAAATCGACAGTGCAGAGCGAAAAGCAAACTCATTAACACGTAATTTTATTGCATATGATTATTTGTATAAATTGCGAAATACTGACATTGCTAGATGGTACAAAAACCAAACGACTGATAAAAAGAAAAAGCTGACTCAAAAGCAATTCAGGGATAAATTATTTGAGTTTTTGGGACTCGAACAAGTTAGTACAAAGTTGCATTGGGACGACACCTATGTCCCTGATACGAATAACTCAAATGAGATGAACGTAGTCAATATTTTGAAAGATTTATGCTTACAGAATGACCGTTTTGGATGGATGAACAGGGACGGCAAGTTTGAGTATTTGAAGCTCCGTCAGAACAGTTATAAATACGGGCAGACCACCGGTGATCAGAACATTTATAAATACTACAATAACGAAGAAGTACATCTTGATACATTCAAAAGTTTCCAAGCCACTGAGGGAAGAATCTGGTTTCCGAATATCATTTTTACAGACCCAGACCCAAATCGAGCATTCGGATTTACACAAGGCGATTATACGGCGCAGGAAGCTTACGAGAACAATGTTTATTATAATCGAAACAGCTTTTTTGTAGGAAACGAGGACTGGTTAAACTACGTTTGGGATGCAGACGAATATGGCGGCATTTCAAGGACTGAACCAATTATGAAAATTTGCTATGGCGTATTCGTAAACCAAGATTTGCGGAAATATTATCGCGCGCAAAAATATACCGCAGAAGTTCAAGGAAACCCACTGAACATGGTTGGACAGGCAGTCGAACTCTACTATAAAAAGCAGATTCAGCACGACGATCAGGAACCTACGGAACTGCAATGGTACGTTCATTCATACATCATGAGCAGAACGCTCAATATCGGCGCTACAGACATGATTGACACCTATTCTGCTAACAACGCACCGTTTAATAGTAACAGTCAGCAGTTAGGAAAATACACTCCCGAAATATCTGGAACCGTCAACCGCACCCGATCAGAAATGCCGACAATCAGTTATGCGGAATTTACAGACGGTTCGGATTCTGAATTTTCGCCGGCAACGATTAATGATTTTACGGACGGTTCTGGTGACTCTGGTAGCACTTCTGAGAAATTGAAAAAGGCACAATTAAGATGTGTAAAACGAATAAAAAAAGCTGATTATGACGCTCTAGTAGCTTCAGGAACTGACCGGGCAGATACATTGTATTTCACATTCGAGGAGAAATGATAGGATGATATATAAGGCATTTTTGAACAGACAGGAAATCACTGGGTTTCCTGTCAAAGGCAAGGACGTAACGAAGATTTATGGTGGCGATATTTTACTGTGGGAAAAATCTGGAATACCTCCAATGAAAGAAATTTGTGCTGTAAGAACAGTGTGGACACACGTCGACTATGACGGCACTCAATATCCTTGTGAATGTGAAATTTCTGTTCGTAATCAGACCGAAGATGGAAAAATATATTTCACAGATATTGAAAAAGCTGGAATATATGTCAAACAAGAATCTGGCCGTTCATATTATGAATCAGCATGTATTATGTTTAAAGCGAAAAGAGTCCCTAGCACTATATTACAGTATATTAACCAGAAAAATGTATTGTACACGTTAAGAATGAGAAACATGAAAGGAGAACTTCTTGACGAAACCATTAGTTGGGAAATGAGCCACAATAGCGTGAAAGGGAACGGAAATATATTTGGAGTTGGTACCTCAAATAGCGATGGAACATTTTCGGTTTTACCACGACCTTTGAATTATGGACCTGGTCCTTCGACTTCCAACTTTCCTGCAACAATATACACATCAGGAAGCGGTGCATTCAAATCTGCAGAAGATGTTCTTAAATATATGCTTGAAGAATAGGTTCTTTTAGGATGCAAAATAAGGAATTTTTGCTTATTTCAATATTAATTTCGCCAAATAAGAGCCCCAAAACCGCAAATAAGAGCGCATTTTCCATAAAAACCGAAATAAGCCCTTATTTGCTCAAAAACCATCAAAATCTCAGCCCTGACCGTACTATTAGTTGATTGGTACAGAGCTATAAATCGTCTACGTGATATAATTAAAATAGACAGTCTCGGAATGTAAAATTCATTCAGAAAGGAGTAACTATGATAGATAATCCAATAACAAGAAAAGAGAAATATCTTGCTAAATTAACTGGGAGTTATACCGGAAATGTCCCGGATCCAATTACACGGGTAGAGAAATATTTATACGATTTATGTCAGAAAGGTATTAGCGGACTGACTCCAGAAGAGATAGAAAATGCAGTAAGTAAATATCTTGAAGGAAAAGATTATGTAACAAAGACGGATGCCGATAAGCTTTATCAGCCGGCAGGAAGTTATTTATCCGGAACGGATGAAGACCTCGCGGTATCTGGTAAAGCTGCAGATGCAAAAGCAGTCGGAAATGCAGTTGCAAAAATCGAAGGTATCAATTACACCAACAGAGGTACATTAGCCGATACTGACGCATTTCCGATCAATGACGGTACAGGAATGAAAAAGAGTGTGCTGAGCAAGCTGTCAGACTTTGTCCTTAATAAAATCGCTGATAAAGTGTTTGCAAAGCTTCAAACGAACGACAAAACAATCCTGGGCGCGATTAATGAATTAAATAGTAACCGGCTGACCGACTCAACGAAACTACTTGAAACGCCAACCGAGTATATAAAGAACATCAGCGACAGTGATTACACATCGTGCTTCCGCAACGGTAAGATAGTAACTTTAGTCCTTAATATCAAAACATTAAAGCCTTTATCTGCATTTAACATTTACTTGACTTTGCCCGAACAATATGTGCCATCTTCTGTAATATTTGCACCTGCCATAGGACTCAACGCAGGTATACGAATAGGACCGCGTGGTGAGGTTATGCCATGTGTGAACGTTGACGCGGGTAAGAACCTTCAAACTGTTGTATCCTACGTTATAAAATAGTAACTCATCAAGAGTGGAATATCGCATACAATTCAAATGGCATGATAATTATGGAAAATATCCTTCAGGCTTAAAATTGACGATCGATGAATCGACAAATTTGTTGCTGTTAATATATAGAACATTACTGAAACTTAAAGAAAGAAACGGTCTGACAGACGATTTAAAAAATAAGATTGATATTTTCTTCGCAACGGGCAGGATTACCGAGGAACAGTATAATGAGCTGATGGATGCTAATAAGGAAGAAGAACCGAAAGTGGAAACTAATTAACTCCAGAATCTTTCATAAAATTTACAAAATACCTATCCAGATAAAATAGTCTAATTGTGTCAGTATAAGATATAGGAGATTTCCATATGACAAACGAGCAGAAAGCAGTTCTCAGAAAGATTATTTACGCAGTCGAAACCGGCGGACAGGTTTACGGACAGCAAGATTATTCGGACTTCACAGAAGCCTACACTAATTCTTCTGAAGAACACGCAATCACAATCGGGGCAGGAGCATGGTACGCAACTGAATCCAAGATCCTTCTGGAACGGATTTACAATGCCGACCCGGAACAGTGGGAGAAAATAGACAAGGTCAGACTTTTGGAACAAGTCCAGACCGCAAACTGGGATTGTTTCAATATTTCCCGAGTATCACAGCTTGCTGATACCATAATTGCCCTTATTTCGTCCGATTTGGGCGTTAAATGCCAAGATAGCCTTATGGATGAGCAATTAGCCGCCTATGCAGATGAAGCCCTTAAACAGGGCGTTACGGATACTAGAGCGCAAGCTATGTGCGTGAACTTTAGACACCAAGGTGGACAGGGAGCAGTAACGAGGATTCTGGCAAAGACTAAGAAACCATATACGCTCGATAATCTCTATGCAGCTTGCCAGACCGATACAGGGAACCAAGTCGGGGCATATAAGAGCCGGCAGAGATTTGTTTATAACGCGTTAAAAAAATATTTCCCAGAGGAGGTGCAAGATAATATGAGCAAGACAGAAAAAGCAACAAAACAAATGGAATCATGGGCACAGGACAGCTCTCATGGGTACGATCAGGATTATCGCTGGGGAGAAAAAGGAGATTTTGACTGTTCTTCAGCGGTGATTCAGGCGTGGCAGAACGCCGGAGTTCCGGTCAAAACAAAAGGAGCCACCTATACTGGTGATATGAGAACTGTATTTCTTTCATGCGGGTTCAAAGACGTGACCAGCAAAGTTAATCGTTCAACTGGTTCTGGACTTTTAAGAGGAGATGTGCTACTTAATGAGACACACCATGTCGCAATGTACTGCGGAAATGGAAAAGAAGTAGAAGCCAGTATCAACGAAAAAGGTACTGCTCATGGCGGACAGCCGGGAGACCAGACAGGAAAAGAGTTCCTGATTAGAAGCTACAGAAATTACCCGTGGGATTGCGTTTTGCGATATTCCGAAAATGGTGCGGCGGCAAATGACACTGTTACGAAAAAGCAAAATACAGTTGCCTATGTAGCCCGAATGAAAAAAGACAGCAAATGTTATACCAAATCGAACACCAAAAGCCCGTCCAAGCTGTTCCCGAAACTCAAAAAGGGTGCGGTCGTGGATGTGATGAAGTACACAGAAACTGACAGTTCGGGACTTAAATGGTACTTCGTCAGAATCCCGTACCCGAATGATGATGGGTTTGTATTTGAGTTTGTCCCGAAGGGCGTATTTACCAGAATTTCAGAAATTCATAAATAAAAACTCCCGGGGATAGTACCCCGGGAATCATGTTTCTTATAACATATTGTATCATTTCGTTTTGTAAATCCTATTAGTTCGTTGGACACACGTTGGTCACAAATAAGAAAAAACATTTCCTAATTAAATATCCTCTAAAGTACTGTATTTAAAGGACTTTTTGACATTTGCATAGTTCTAATTTAATGTCCTAATTAAATACAATTAGAATAATGAAAATGAAATGAGTGAATTCCTTGTAAAATCGCTGAGAATGTTGATTTTACAAGGGTTTCGCGCGTTTTTATGTTCTGAATTGTGATGAATAAAATTGATAAAATAAGATTCCGTTAGTCACAGTTAGTCACAAATGGGACTTTTATTTTCTCAATCTCTGTGCGGAGTTCTTCCAATGTCCTGTGTCCATATACCGCGTTTGTAACATCTCCACCAAAAGAGTGACCCAGCATTCGCTTCCGGTCGTTCTCCCGGACGCCGTATTTTTCACATAACATAGAAAAAGTATGCCGGCAGTCATGCGGAGTGTGTTTCGGATCGCCAACAATCCCAAGACGTTCGAGTGTAGGATAGAACAACGCTTTTCTGTGATGCTGCTGAGTATACACGCATAATTTTCCATCTTGTGTCAGCACTTTCTGTTCGACAAAATGGTATATAGCGGGATGTATCGGGACAATTCTGTTTTTACCGGCTTTTGTTTTGATGCCGCCTTGAAAGTATCCTTCTTCTAAGTTGGTTGTAAGTTTTAACACTTCACCGATTCTCCAGCCGGAGTAACACATAATAAGAATGAGCTGTACTTCTTGATTGTCGGTATTATTCCACAGCACTTGCATTTCCTGATCAGAAAAGGGCGTTCCATGTTCGGTGTCATTATCAGCATTGACATGGACATATAACGCCTTGTTTTCCGTTACAATTTCTGAGTAAACAGCATATTTATACATCTGCTTGAACAGCGTAAGAATCGCCATGAGACTCTGACGCTTTAACGGGCAGTCATCAATTACCTTTTGCAGATCAGGCGCTTTTAAATCCTCAAAGATACGATTGTACAGAGTCGTGCAGTTCGAGTAAGCGGTCTGGTAAGCTATTTTTGAACTATAAGAAAGTTTTGAACCCTCTGGAAATTTCCATGCGTAAAACTTCTTATATACCTCTGAAAACGTCAATTTCTTGATTTCCGGGTGTTTATCCTCGACACCCTTGATTGTATTGTAGTCAGCAATCAAACGAGTAACAAGGGTATCTACGTCCGTTGTAGGTGATATCTCAAGATCCCGTTCCATCCCTGGCTGATATGTTCCTGCCTTGTATGCGGTCAGTACAGTAAATCCTTTGATCCAGTCGTCCACATAGCAGATTGCAGGCGGTCGGACGGGCTTTCCGGTCTTTTCATCCAGTACTGCCGGCGGATGAACCGCAAATGGATTCCTGCGGTTGCCGCCCAGGTACCGTATTGTTCCGAAGCTATTGGGGAGCTTCGGGTATTTCTTTCTTTTCTTCGCCATTTTTATTCCCTCTTTCTGTAGCTGTATTTAGGTATAAAAATAACAGCCGAACAAACTTTCTGACTTGCCCGACTGCTCCGAAGATGATACAATATGTTTTGCCAGAATATTACATTTCTTCGGAGATGTATAAACGCCACCTCGGTACGCCAATGCCGGGGTGGTTTTTATTTATTCTATTTCTTCAATGTCAAATGAATATCCAAGAACTTCACCTACGTCTGTACATTTTCCTTTCAAAGTCACCATGTCACCCATTTTCATAGATGTAACTTTTGACTCCTGCTCATCATTTTTAATGTAACATTGTACGCCAATGATTTCAAAATCACCATCTGCCATGAGGTCAATGTAGTCTCCAGAAGCGTCAATATTTCCAAGTTTTCCAGTGATTTCTAAATACTGGTCTTTGTATTGCTTTGATGCTCCAAGCGGGTTATCATTCAAAGCAGACATCATATCGTTTACAGATACAGAGGTATAGCTTACTGGTATAGGTGTTGCTACTTCTTTAGATTCTGTTTTTGCAGTAGAAGTGGTTGTAGTTTTTGTGTCAGAACTTCCGCCAGAAGCTGCACCCACAGCTCCGATAACAACGACTGCCAGAACTACCCATTTCAGCTTTCCGCCCTGTTTCTTTCTACAATGAGGACATATCTTTGCTCCTGCCGGGATCTCCATTTTACAGTGCTTGCAGATTTTTGTTTTTTCATTACTCATACATTTTTCCTCCTGTTACGCTTTGCACATACTCTTTAAACCATGCCATTTTTGATGATTTTTACATTTTTCTTGCTGATTTTGAAGTGTCATGCAAAAGTACGCTTTTATGTGGTATTATTATTTTATCGCAGATAACATGATTTGTAAAGAATAAGAGTGATTTGTTATGAAAAATAATTGTTTTAAGATATTTGCATTCTTTCTAATTATTTTTAAGATATTTTGCACGATACATATTCCGCTAAAGATTGTCCCGAACAATCACAATGATATGCAGATCACCAGTGCCGCATATCAGGAGAAGCCTGCGCCGAACCATAATCTGGGAGAAGCCCACAGCAAAGTTCGCGATATCGCATTTTTCTTCTGTGAAAGCATAATTTTCTTTGAGATTGCAAAGTTCGTGTATGAAATAACGAAAGTTCGCATATATCATTGGCAGTTGCCAAGAGTTGGAATAGATGGTATAATAGTAAAAGCGAACTAATGTTCGGTTATATTTCCCACAGCCGAACATATACTGTAATGTAGGCGGTAGTTGCAATAGGGAGGGCTATTATGGATTATAAGAAAGAAATTATTGAACTAATAGAGAAATGTGATAATGCACACTGGCTGAAAGTGATATACACATATATAAAAAGATTAATAGGATAGTAAAGAAAAAGACAAGGGTTTGCGCATTGCCCTTGTCTTTCTTTTTTTTACTTGTTGGAAATCATGTCAATCAGCTCTTCAAGTTTATCCCATCCGTCATCGTCCAATCTGGCTAATGCAGATACAAGACGGTGTCTGAATGAATCTTCGCCAGCTTTTTGGATGTCTGCAAACATTTCTGCAATTTCTTCATCTTTGCTCTTTGGAATAAACATACTTCCTTTTCCTGTTCTGAGCCATTCTTCACTCACTCCAAATTCTCTACATATAGATTTGATAACTGCATCTGTTGGATTTCTTAAGCCGGTTTCATAATTAGTAATGGTATTTCCTTTTACTCCAATTATGTCTCCAAATGCTGCCTGAGTGAGCTTCTGGGATTTGCGCACTTGTTTGATTCTGTCTTTCACTTTTCCTCACCTCCAATGATAATATATCATAAAAAACTCACAAAGTCAATATTTAGTGTTGACATATAACTCACATCGTGATATTATAAACTCACAAAGTAAGAAACAAGCCACAAGAAAGAGAGGAAAAAGGATATGAATAAAATCAGAAGAAAGAGATTGGCTGAGGCACTTGATCTGATCTCACAAGCTAAAGACATTTTAGAAGAAGTTAAAGATGAAGAACAGGACGCATTCGATAATCTGCCAGAAAGTTTTCAGTACAGTGAGCGTGGCGAACAGATGGAAGAGTATATTTCAGATATCGAAGAAGCATTTGATAACTTGGAAGAAGCTGAAGGACTTATTTCAGAAATTTAAGAAAAGAGGTAATAGATATGACAAAGAAACAATATAAACGATGCGCAATGAAGACACTCAGGACATTTAAAACGAAATATGTGCCTGATAAAAAAATGATAACTGATAGAATCGGCACTCCGAAGTGGGGTTCCGTTATTCCCACAGGTCCACACAAGGGTGAAGTATTAATAAGCTATCAACAGGCATGGGATACCATAAATGCAGTAATAAACGGATAGCCGAAACGGTCAGCAATGACCGTCCACCGGGAATGACCGCCCGGTGCTGATGATGGCAGGTTCAAAGTCAGGTGTCCAAGCGAAGCAAGACTATAAACTGAAAGGAGAAAATCATGTCAGAAAAAGAAAAAAGAATCGTAGAAAAGCTGAAAGAAGCGATTCCTAATATGTCAGAATTTGACAAGGGATACATTCTCGGTAAGACGGAAAGTTTTTCTGAGAATAAGCCAGATGATTCTGATAAGGCACAGAAAGAAAGTTCTTAACTTGGAGGTGAAAACGGTTGAGCAAAACAGATATTCAGTATCTATTTGATTATGTAAGAGATTTACAGAAACAGGTAAATCAGTTAAAAGTGGCGATTCTTACCGGGAAAACGAATGGATTAGAGCTTCCAAATCCTATCCATCTGGAACCCGGCAAAAGAATACCACTCGGACATCTTGCAGACGATCTACTTGATACAGAATTTCAAAATTGTGGAAACGATACTTGTGATAAGAGCAATGAATGAGACCGCAGTAGTCACTTTAAAACGGTAAGTATCTTCTCTATATATTTTCATTTCAACTTCACCGTCTTGAGTGACCACATAGCCTTCATATCCACGCACAGGTTGCTTACGTAAGAATCCTTTAGATGCTAAGTATCTATACATTTCGTGATTCTCGGTATCTTGTGCAGTGGTTCCGTTATTTTTAAGAACGGAGTTCATTAGCCGATATTGTTTCCCAGTTATCATTTAATCACCTCCCATCTATAGGGAGTATATCACAAGAAAGGAGACTTATGAACGAATTACAGATTTTTAATTCAGGGGAGTTCGGAGAAATTCGAACAATAGAAATTGACGGGAAACCGTATTTTGTTGGAACAGATGTTGCGAAAGCACTTGGATACAGTAATCCGAGGAAAGCCATTCTTGACCATTGTAAGGGAGTAACGAAACGTGACACCCCTACATCTAGTGGCATACAGTCAATGTCATACATAAATGAGGGAGATTTGTACCGCCTGATTATGAAATCGAAACTTCCATCGGCAGAGAAATTCGAATCATGGGTTATGGATGAAGTTCTTCCGACAATCAGAAAGACAGGCTCATATCAGAAACCACTGACGACAGTTGAACAAATACAGGTTATTGCGACAGGATTCTTAGATCACGAAGAGCGGCTTAACAGACTTGAAAATACCATGACTATTGACTACGCACAGCAGGAATCTATTAGAGACTTAGTGTCAAGTGTCGTAATTGCTCACCTTGGTGGGAAAGAGTCAAATGCTTACAAGGAAATTGGCAAGAAAGTATTTGCTGAATGCAACAGGGATATAAAGACTTACTTCGCAGTAAATGCCCGTAATAACATCCCTAAGCTGAGATTTGAAGAATCTATGGAATATGTCAGAAATTGGCATCCATGCACCAATACAGTAATGATGATACGTGACTGTAATGCTCAAATGAGTATCAGTTAGAAAAGAGGTTTATATGAGTGCAGTTGATAATTACATAGAGCAGAATGCACAGGTTCATCAGTTTGCCGCAGAAGTGGCAAGAATCATATCTGGTATCCCACAGATGCCAGAGTTCTCAAACGAGCGCCTGACAGTATCAGACGTGAGCAAAATGACAGGCATTCCTACATCATCTGTCAGAGCAGGAATCATCTATGGATGGTTGCCTATCGGTACGGCGTATCGTGGGAATAAAGTGATTCACGACAGAAAAGGTTCTGGAAGAATAGAATTTGTTATCTCTCCAAGAAAACTCTGGGAAGAAACAGGATATGTCTGGAGAGGGAAAGAAGCATTAAAGTGATAGTGCCCCGGCGGTGAAGCCACACCAACCGGAGCGTTGCACTTACTAATCTACGCTTAGTAGGTACAGGTTAATTATAACTTCGTATCTGCTAATTGTAAATACCAAAAAAGGAGAAATTAGCACGATATGAGCAGAAATAGCACAAATAAATGTGAAAATGTTCCGACATGGGACGAACTTGAGTTCATTCTTGCGACAGAAATTGTCGAAGAAAGTAGAAAAAAAGCAAGAAAATGGTTCACGGCATGGATTGTGACCGCAGCCGCACTGGTAGCAAGCAACCTTGCATGGATTATGGGAGAAATGAGATGAAAGAGTATGCGCTGATTGCTGTTTGTATGCTTGCCGGGAAATATGTCGATGTGCCTATCTGGCTGAACATCTTTTTTGGCATCTCGGCAGCATGGGCGGTGCGCCAGATGAAAGCAGACTGGCAGTAGGAAATAAGGAGGATAAAGAAATGTTCGAGAAAGAAATTGACGAAATTTATGCACTCTGTAAAAGAGTTGCGAATGAAGTTCCGGCAGCAAATGTTACATTCGATTTTTCAATTTACGGCATGAGAGTATATGGACTCAAGAGAAAAGAAGACGCTGGCCTTCCCGACGGCGAATTCAAGTGGGATTTGTACCAAAACGTATCTTTCAACCCATTTTATGAGAAAGAAAGCCGCGAAAGTCTCAAAGTAATCAAAGCATTCTTGCTGGAGCTTCTGATAGATGGGAAGTGTCCAAATGAGTAAGCAGATAGCAATTATGAAACTTCTTCCCAGTCTGGAGATAGCAGGATGCATTAATGAACTGCTCAGAGAGCTTCAGTCCAGAGGGGATCACATTTTGGATTATGAAAACTGCGATATGTCTCTGGATCATATCGAATACCACAAGGCAGAAGATATCGACGGAGAGAAGTTCGGAGATGCATCAGATAACCTTTATTGTTTCTTTAAGGCGGTGTAAGTATGGACGAACGCATTCAAGAAGTATTGAGATTAATTGACATACAACTTGCTACAGTGCCGGATAATCCGATTGAAGAACAGTACAAGGCAAGAACACTGGCGAACTATATACAGGCTTTAAATGGGCTTTTAGCGGCTCAGAAAACAACTAAGGAGGGTAACAATGGAAAAGTTTGAAATCCGTATTCCGGCTAAAAAGAAGAAAACAATCAGCGAAAAGGAGAATCCGGTTGTGAAGATTACTCCAGAAGCATACAACACACTGGTTGAAATCTATAATGAATCAACTATATCTATGAAAGACATTGCAAGTTTACTGATTGTAGAAGGTAGCAAACATATCGTATACGACAAAGCGGAGGTGTGAACTATGGCAAACTTAATTGGAATCATGGGTGAACCCGGAAGTGGTAAAAGTACATCCCTTCGCAATCTCAATCCAGAAGAAACTTATTACTGTGATTGCGATGGAAAAGGTCTGAATTGGAAAGGGTGGAGAGATCAGTATTCCGCTGATAAGAACAATTATGTAAAGACCAGTTTTCCGCAGACTACAATCAAATATCTTTTAAACATTGCAGAAAAAGCACCACATATCCATTATTTCGTTGTTGATACCGTAAATAACTTAATGGTATCAGACGAAATGAGAAGATGCAAAGAGAAAGGCTATGACAAGTGGATGGACCTCGCCTCGAGCATCTGGGACTTGGTAGATATTCCGTCAAAGCTTAGAGATGATCTGACAGTGATCCTGCTGTTCCACACGCAAACAGAAATGACTGACGCAGGCTATGAGTTTACCAGAATCAAAACCAATGGAAGAAAGACTGAGAAAAACAACATTGACAGTAAATTCAACTGGTTGCTCAGATCAATGAAGCAGGAGAACACCTATTGTTTTTCAACCACTTCTCATAATGACACTGCAAGAACGCCGCTGGGAGCATTTGAAGAGGAATATATTCCGAATGATATTGTGAAGGTCATTGAAGTTATGAAGGAGTTTTGATGAGAGAACAAAACTGGTATGTATTTTTAATAGGCCGGTACGCCTATCGGATAAGATGCGAATCGCATTATATCCGTCAATTATACCGTGATAAAGCAATTCGTGAGTACAGGAAATGTGCGAGCAAAGAAGAAGCCGTTTCTATGTGCTATGACTATAACAAATATTTAAAAGGAGATAAAAAACATGGCAATTAAAAGATTTGGAGATTACGAAAAAACACAGGCTTACGGAGATTACGAAGTGCTTCCAAAAGGTGGTTATATTGTAAAGATTCTTGGAGCCGAAGTTTGCAATAACAGTGTAGGTCAGTATGTAAAAATCAGTTGCGATATTGCAGAAGGCGAATATGCGGGCTTCTATACAAAAGAATATAAAGCCCAGCAGAGCGAGGATAAGAAATGGCACTGCAATTATCTTCTGAATATTCCGAATGATGACGGATCAGAGAAAGATAACTGGACAAAGAGACGCTTTAAAACATTTACAGAAGCTCTTGAAGAATCCAATCCGGGATACCACTTTGACTGGGATGAGCAGAAATTCAAAGGTAAGATTGCCGGCGGTCTTTTTAATGAAAGAGAATATGAAAAGAATGACGGAAGCATTGGAAGAGCTACCAATCTGGCATCCTTCTGTAAAGTCGATAAAATTCGCTCCGGTGATTACAAACTCCCAAAAGACAGAGTTTTGAACAGTAATAATTCTTCACGCACTAATTCAGATGATTTCATGAGTGTTCCAGACGGTGCAGATGAGGAGATGCCATTCAACTAATGGATATTTTCGATCAAAAAGAAGTCTTAAAGTCTTTCCAGATTCTTGTTGATTCCAGGGAACAAGCGACCGAACGAGCGGAGAAACGGTATAAATCCTTTTCCGCTCCATATAGTCGAGCAACATTGGATTATGGTGATTATACCTATAATGCAGTGTTGCCAGATGGTAGTTCACTTTTTGACACATGTGAAACTATTAAACCATTCTGCGTGGTGGAACGGAAAATGAATTTAGATGAGTTAGCTGCATGTTTTACCAGGGGGCGTGAGAGATTCAAAAGAGAGTTTGAACGGGCATTAGATCAGCAGTGTAGGATTTACCTCATCTGTGAAAATTCGAGCTGGGAAAACCTTTTGAACGGTAAATATCGAAGCAAATTCAACTCCAATGCGTTTTTAGCTTCCAGTGTTGCATGGATGGTCCGATACAACATGAATGTGGTTTTTTGCAAAGAGGAAACATCTGGAAGACTGATAAAAGAAATTTTATACAGAGATTTAAAAGAAAGACTTGAAAGGGGTGAGTTTGATGGTTGTAAATTCGATTCAACTCACAGGTGATAGCAATGAGTGAATATCCGAGTATGTATGATGCGGCTATCGAATATGCCAAAAAAGGATTTGCTGTCTTCCCGTTAAAATATCGCGATAAAGTTCCACTTACCAGGAATGGATGCAAGGATGCAACTACGGATGCGGCCCAGATAAAAGCTTGGTGGCAGAAATACCCAAATGCAAACATAGGCCTTGCGACTGGCTCGGTTAGCCAGAATGTGTTTGTGATTGATTTAGACATTGATGAAGATCGCGGAATAGATGGGTACCATTCACTTGAAGATTGGCAGCGTGAACACGGGGATTTCCCAGAAACATGGACGGCTATAACGGGGCGTGGCGGATACCATTTGTACTATCGTGGAAATGGCAAAATAAAGAACCGAGCTGGAATTATTGATGGTGTAGATATTCGTGGAAATGGCGGGTATGTAGTAGCTCCTCCATCAATACATAAGAATGGCAATCGGTATGAATGGGAATATTCACCGGATGAATTTGAAATTGCAAAGGCCGATAACAATGTAGAATACTTCTTGAACCATGACGATCAGAAGCATGGTACGGCTTTTACTATGCCAAATATCGTGGCAGCAGGACAAAGAAATCAGATGCTTTTTCGTTTTGCGTGTATGATGCAGGCGAAGGGAGCATCAGATCAATCAGTGTTTGCCGCTACCATGGCTGAGAATGAAAGTTCCTGCTCGCCTCCATTAACTGAACAGGAAGTCAAAGTCATTGTATCAAGTGCGACTAGATATGATAAAGGAAAACCCATTCACATTGACTCAGAGGGGGTTGCAACGCAAGGGTGGAGGGAGCCGGAGTTTGATTTTACAGAAAAAGGAGTAATGATTCAGAGCATTAAGAACATGTGTGAAGCCATTGAGTACGACCCTGATTTGTATGGACATATCAAATATAACGAGCTATCATACGCGCCCTTTGTTTGCGGAAGTCTCCCGTGGGAGCATGTAAACATGTATAGGGAATGGAGTAACAGTGATGACAGCAATTTGAAGTCGTACATTGAATCAAAATATGGGCTAAAGAGTCTGGAGAAGATCATGGAAGCACTTAATATTGTGGCGAATAGAAACAGATTCAACCCTGTTGTTGATATGCTTACTGACATTCATAAGAATAAGTGGAATAAAAAGACGGGATATATCATCAAATTGCTTCCAGAATATCTGGGAGTAGAAGACACAGAGTATTCCAGGGAATGTATGAAACTGTTTATGTTAGGTGCAATCAGCAGGGCATTCCATCCGGGATGTAAGTTTGACTACATGCCAGTATTATACGGCTCACAGGGAATTGGAAAATCTACCTTCCTGAGACTTTTATCACTCAATAACGCATGGTATAACGACAACTTCAATACAGTCGAGGGCGACAAAGCCCCGGAAAAGCTGCGCGGTATGTGGATGGTGGAACTGGCAGAACTGCTGGCTACTAAAAAAGCAAAAGAAGTTGAGAGCATCAAAGCATTTTTAACATCCACAGTGGACACGTACAGGCCTCCATATGGGCGCAGAACAGAGCAGAGACCAAGAGTGTGTGTATTTGCCGGAACAACCAACAATGACCGTTTCCTGACTGATAGAACAGGCAATAGACGATTCCTTCCGATAGTCACGAGAAAAGAACACGTCCTGAAATCCATGTTTGATGATCCACAAGCCGTAGCGTCAGACTTTACAAACGCTTGGGGAGAAGCCATGGAGCTTTTTGAAAGGGCCAATAGAGCACCTAAGTTAATTCTTCCGAAGAATTTACAGAGATATATAGAGGATAAACAGGAGGAATTTATGGAGGAGGACGTGAGAGTTGGAATTATTCAAGAATGGCTAGACCATACAGCGGAACCTCGCGTTTGCGTCGCAATGCTATATGAACAGGCGCTGGGTAACGAGGGCCGCAAGCCCACAAGGTTCGAGTCCAACGAAATTCACTCCATCATGCAGAACTGCATTGACGGATGGGAAAGGGAAAATGGTGGGAAACGGGTGAGATGTGGAAAGTATGGTCCGCAGATATGCTACCAAAAAGTCAGAAAATTAAGCGAATTTGAAAAAATGTGTGAGTGTGAGATACCATTTGACTAGAACTAGTTACACTTAGTTACATTTAGTTACACCCCAAGATACACCTCAAACCCTTATAAATACTGTATTTTTTACTTAGTGTAACTAATGTAACTAATATTTTACTATAAAGTATATTTTAATAATTATATAAAAAGGTAATTATAGGAAAAATTAAATACTTATGTTACACGTTACACATTCAAGGGGGAAGAAATGGCAAGCGTAAGAAAAGATGATATTCCAATGATGGCAATGTTTATGCCTAAATTATGGGAATTAATAAAAGAGTTTTACCTGGTTGAACTCACAGATGAATATTCAAAAGCAGCTTATGACCGCTGTATGGAATTGATAGAAATATATTCAGATCCATTAGCAAAAGAATTTGTTTTAGCATTTTGCAAATTTATTGATTCTAAACAAAGGGAGTTGAGAAAGAATGTACAACACTAAGAATAAATACGAGCAGGGACAGGCTCTTAGAAAAGAAATCTATATGTATGTAGTAAGCTACTTTAAACTTGTTGGATATGCACCATCGGTCAGCGAGATCTGCGAGAAAGTAGACGCAAGCAGAGCTACCATCTGGAGACATTTAAACCAGCTTATTGATGATGGGTTGCTTAAAACAGCACACCCGAGTACTGATAGAGCCTATGCTCCGACAGGATACGGGTTCGGAAAGGTGAAGAAATGAACAAAATGCGTGAATATGAACGCGGCAGGGAAGATGGTCTTGACCTTGCTAGACGAATCACCAGAGAGGGCGGTCTTGAAGCCCTCGAAAAGGAATGCAGATTCAGGGGAGTAACAGGAATACATACTTCCCTGGCAAGAAAGGACCTGGACAAAGCATCTGAGAAGATCAAACAGATTGTATCTGAATGCTGCGTGATCATGGCAATAGCTGTCCTGCATGATGAATTTGGATTCGGTCAGAAAAGATGCCAGAAGTTCATGGCAGGCATGGACAAAGCTTCGGACTATATCGACCAGGGCTTGGCTGAATGGATTGATTATGTGCAGGCTATCAAGGAAGAACTGGGAATTGAATTAAGCTTTTCAGGAGAAATAAAAAGACATGCAGAATAACGGACAGGTAGCATTTGGATAGGAAATCATGGAGGACTGCACAATAGCGTGTCAGTTGCTTACATGGGGAAAGTGAGGATGAAAATGGAACAGTTAAAGCCGTGCCCGTTTTGTGGAGAAGAGGCGCAAATTTTTACCGATGATGAAATGGGATATTTAGGTAATGCTCAGTATCTTGTAAGATGCGGTAACTGTCTTTGCGGTACAGGACATTATAACAATCCCGAATATGCAATAGAAGCATGGAATAAAAGAGCGAACAACGAGGAGGACGCGAAATGTTAATCAGAAGTCAGAATAGAGAAGTATTGATTAATCTCAATTCTATGGCAGGCACTGAAATTGCGGAAGGACCTATAAAAACAATTATAACATCATACATAACCGGATGCAGTTATCTGCTAGGAGAATATTCGGATAAAGCAAAAGCCATGAAAGTACTGGATATGATTCAGGAAGCTTACATGGATTACAAATCCGGTGAAATTATTGGCAGTGGGTTGGCAGGATCAGCATACACAGGAAGCTATGATACAAAAGAAAGTGTGGCGCATGGAATTGCTGTATTAAAAGGCTATGGAAATGAGATAAGAAAATCAATCCTGTTTCAGATGCCAGATGATAGTGAGGTGGTTGTATGAAGTACAGAAAGAAGCCAGTTGTAATTGATACAGTACAGTGGACTGGTACAAACCATCGAGAAATGTTCGATTTCCTGACGGACTATCAATGCACAGACCAGTACATGTCGGCAGAAGGTAAGAATTTCTATATTGACCATTGGAAGGTTCCAGGAGGTCTGGTCATTAAGACACTTGAGGGCGAACATCTTGAAAACATTGGTGATTACATCATCCGCGGTGTACACGGTGAATTTTATCCGTGTAAGCCAGATATATTCAGTGAAACTTATGAGGAGGTGGAAGGATGAAGTATAAATGCGTGAAAGCATTCACGTTAGATACATACGATGATGATGGATTTTACGTTGATGGGTACATGGAAATTAAGATAGGTGAAGTTTATGAAGTTGGAGATGAAAAAATTATTGATGGAGAAATTCATCTTGACGGAGTAAATGTTAACAGATGGATTGAAATATCAAAAGAAACTTTAGAAAAGTATTTTGTAGAGGTGGAAGCATGAGTGATAAACGTAAAATATATGATTACATAAAAAGGACAATAAATCCTTACGGAAGACCTTTCGAGGGAACTACATATGAGCTCGGGCTTAAAATCATGGATTTCATCGAAAATATAGATGACGAGAAAGAAAATGGATGGATTCCAGTCAGTGAGAGACTGCCGGAAGAACACGATTCCATATTTGTAAAGTTTAAAGGAACGGGTAACTGGAAAAAGGAATGTTCGAAAAAACATCTAAATATGTGATTGCTACAGTTGTATTTGACGATGGAACAGTATTGGTAGAACAGGCGCATACTACTGATGGAATTTGGAGAACGGATAAAAAAGTTTTAGGCGGAACAGTAGTTGCATGGATGGACTATCCAAAACCATATGAGGAGGGCTGAACATGGAAATGTCAATTTTCAAAAAGGACGGGAAGACCTACACCAGATTCAAGGTCACGCTAAAAGAGTTTAAATCTTGGAAAGGTCTGCTGACAAAGTATGGCATTGATACATCAAAGCCGGTCAAGAAAAACAGTAGATACATTTACTTTGAGAAAGAGGGAGACTGGATTAATGGGATATTGTAAATTAGACTGCCCGGACGGTGAAACAGAGTGCTGCATCTGCTGTACTAAACAGGATTCTTGTCAGTGCAGATGTGATGATATGGACGGTTATGAATATGCGGAGGAGTGTGAAGATTATGAGGTTGATTAATGCAGATAAACTGAAAGAAGCAATTAATAGCTCTTTAAATACAGGGAGAGAAACATTTAGTCCAGAAATTATATATGAAGCTGTTGATGAACAGCCAACGGCATTTGATGTGGATAAGGTTATTGGCGAATTGAAAAGAGATAAATTCATCGAATCCGAATGTATCTTATCTGATGTACATCAAGGATACAATGCTGGACTGAACAGAGCAATTGAGATCGTGGAAGGCGGTGGAGTTGAATGAGAGAAATTCTTTTCAAGGCAAAGCGGATTGATGATGGAGAATGGGTTGGGGGGGGTGTTTGGTAATAGATCATTCACGGTCAAACTTATTTGAATATCGAATGCAACCAGTTGAATCAGGCGTTTTATACGCACCACCTATTAATCCAGAAATCCTCTGCCAGTTCACAGGACTTTGCGACAAGAACGGGAAGAAAATTTGGGAGAATGATATTCTGATGGCACACTTGGACGAATCCTACCCAGAAGATGCGACATATGAAACTGTTGAATGGAGTGTTGCCGGATGAGTAGGACACGAAACTGGCAGCACGGATAGAGAATATCTTGATAAGTTTGATCTGGAACATTTTGAAGTAGTTGGAAATATTTTCGACAATAAAGAATTATTACAGGAGGAACACAAATGAGTAGTGCAAGCGCAAGATTTGGAACAAAAGCATATGTATGTGCAAGATATTTTCTCAGACAGGGAAAATGCTTCAAATACATAGACCAGCGCGGCGAGGATGTCACGGAACACAACTATGAAATCGTGGCATTGTATCCACACTGTGCATTATTAAGAGATACCAGAAGTGGATTCAGAATCTGTCCAGGATATAACAGCTTGAGCCTGATGCTGAGAGGGAGTGAAGTGAATGAATAAATCAGTATTTGCGATAGCTACACCCACAAATTGTTATGATTGCCCATTTGGAACTGAATACTGTAGCGATCTTGAATATGAGGGTTTGTGTGAATTAGCTGACTGTTTAGGCTGCGATGAAATTCTGATAACAGAAGAACATTATGATTGTGAAAGTAAATCAAGGCCCGACTGGTGCCCATTGAAGCCATTGCCGGAGAAAAAACTTTACACTGCACCGGAGAGAAAACATGAACCTCAAAAAAACTTATTTGCTGCCGGTTGGAATGCCTGTCTGAGAGAAATTACAGAAACAAGCGATAAAAACGAGCGATAAAAAGCAAGCGATAAGAGGTGAAAGAACATGTGGTTTCTGTGTCAAGAACCGTGTAAAACATTAGATCAGGCACGGAAAAGAGCAATGGAGATTGGACGAGAAAATTTTGATTCAATCCACAAAGAGAGATGTGGTTTACTTTTCAGAAAAAACGGTGTATATAGTTCTCTGGTGGAGATGGATTGAGAAAGAAGAGGTGAAATAAATGAAGTTGAGAAAGGCAACACTGATTGACTACGGAGTACCGCCGGATGATATACCGGCATTACAAAGCCACTTGCGGAATCTTAGTGAAAGTGATAAATACAATCTGTTACAGGTATCTATCAAATATGCACCCGGCATAGAATCACAAATCTATGACAGCATAGTGAACTGCATAGGATACCGAACAATGGAACGATTCCGAGATATTCCAGTATCTGAAAATGATTTCTATGGATACAAGCGCAGGATCATGGCAGAATATTATCACTTGGCAAAATTGACCGGAAGATTATAAAATTGATAAAAACTAAAAGTGGTATAGAGGTAGTTAACCCTAGTATGGTATTATAGTGTATATAACTATAGCTATGCTAGGGCGTTTTTATGTCTGGAGGTGAGAATGTGGGAATGCCAATGGGAAAACCGCCCATGTATAAAACGGTGGATGAAATTGAAAAAAAAAT